GGATCGCGTCAAGATGCGCCAAGAGTCCATTCGCGCCAAGTTTCACGCGCAACTCTTCAACATGTTTGAAGGGTTGGACGGCGTTCGCACCGCCACGGAAATCAACGAGCGTGCTGCCGAAAAGATAACCGCGATTACTCCGGCCTTCTCCCGCATCGCGGTCGAGAAACATACGCCCATGCTCCAGGGACTGTTCAACGTCTGGATGGAAGCCGAAATGTTGCCAACACCTCCGCAAGAGGCCATCATGCGCGTTTCCGAGTTCGTCGGCATCGTCCCGAATCCAGCCGTCACGTTCTCCTCACGGTTGGCGCTGGCAATCAAGTCGCTCCGCAACATCGACGCGGATCGCCACATTCAGCGCATTGTCTCGCTCGCGCCTCTGCGACCTGAGGTCATGGAGCCGTTCGATTGGATGCGGTGGAGCCGTGGCAGCGCCCGCGACGCTGGTGTGCCTACCGACTACATACTCGACGAGGAAGTCGTCCAGCAGCGCATGGATGCGCAGGCGCAGACACAGGCGCAAGCCGCTCAAATGCAAGCCATTGAGCAAGGAGCGAAAGCCGTTGGCAGCTTGGGCGGCGTCGAAGCACTGAAAGGAGCAATGGCAGCATGAGTGAGCGTTCACAACTTGATCTAACGCAGACGTTCACCCGGGGGAATGACCTGCTTGTTTACCGTTTCGACGTTGCTTCTAACTTGCAAAAAGTGAAGTCCGACATTCTCCGCGCTTTCGTCGAAGGCTTTAACTGCTTCCGCTTTGAGTTCCAGTTTAAGGGGCGCAAGTTTGAGGATCGATTCGCCCTTCCGCATGCCGCTGGGTTTGACGAGCGCGATGCTTTGGAACTGGCGGAACACGCGCACGCTCGGTTCCTGAACACGGTTTCCAAGCTCATCGCATGACCTAGCATGACAGCTGCCGAAGAGATTGAAGCAAAGCGCAAGGATCGCACGGCAAGGCTGAATGCCGCATGGGCGGAGCTTTCCACATCGCAAGCGTTCAACGTCGTGCTCACGGCGGCACAGCAGCATTTCGGCATGTTTCGCCCGGTCTTCCAGGCTGCCGACAATTTCAACCCGCACGCCGCCGCTCAACGCGACGGCCAGAAAGATGTGCTGGCTTACTTTCTCCGCCGCCAAGCTCGCGGCGCGGAGCTTTTGGAAGATGACGAATCTTCCGACAAACCAACGCGGGCACTCTAATCCACCACCATGAAAATCGAAATCCACGAAGGCTTCGTCACAAATGACGGCGCTGTCATCGGCTCCATTGACGGCAATGTTTGCCACTTGAAAAACAAAGTCGGCCCGACGGTCAAGGGCGCAATCCGCAAGGAGTCGGGCATTGTTGACCTGCAATTCATCGCCACTGATGCGCCGGAAAAAGAAGATGAAAACAAGGTCGATGCGCCGCCATCTATCGCCGACATGAGCGACGATGAACTTGCCGCCGAGATGGTGCGGCGCGGGCTAATTCAAGACGCTCCAGAAGCGCCCGCCATTGTTCAGCCGCCCGTGGTTCAGCCGGGCATTTCTGCCGTCGAGCGCTTGCACAAGCTGGCCGACGAAGGCAAGATTCCAACGCCTCCCGCAAAACATCCAGCCATGGGTGACAAGACGCCGGAGTATGTCGCATGGTTCAAGACTCACGCGATGCCAACGGAAATTGCCGCTCGCTATCCTGACAACCGCCGCGTTCCGGCTTCAACGGCAGAGTTCTTCAAAGCCGAAGCCAAGCTGCAAGAACAGCTACCCGGCGAGAAGAAGGACACCGGCAAAGAAAACGACTTCACCGACAAATCCGAATAATACCACGACACCACCACCATGAACAAAGAAGAAGCCATCATTGCCGCCAAACAATTCCGCAAAGACGCAAATGAACTACTTCAACGTATGAAGGTTCATAAATATCGACTGCGGGAATATCTAGACATCAAGGCATGCGATGATCCCAGTGAAGTCATTGCGCAACATGTACTTTCAATCCGCGACCTCGAAAGCGCAATCATGCGTCAAGGCATGGCGCTTAAATACGTCGGAACGCCGAACCCGTATCCTAACTCGACAGACCCAAGCAACACTGTTGTCGAACCTACTGCGGACGGTCTCAAACTTTAATCAATCACCATGAAGATTCACCCACGATTCATTCTTGAAGGCGAAAGCGGCGACGGTGGCAGCCAAGGCGGAGGCAGCGGCGGCACTCTGCTCGGTCGTGCGTCAAACGACGGCGGAGGAGGCCAGCAACAAGCGCAGCAACAGCAACAGGGCGACGGCGACGGCGGAGGATCGTCCGCCTGGGACTTCCGTTCGGCGCTCGATGACAAAGGCAACTTCAGAGCGGGCTGGGATGCTTCGCTGCCCGACGATCTCAAGCCTTCAGCTGCCACGCTCGCGAAGTATCCGAATCCGTTGGAACTCATGCGCGGCCACGCCAACGCATCGAAGCTCATCGGCCAGAAGTCCACGCTCAAGGCACCCGCTCCAGACGCGAAGCCGGAAGAGGTTGAAAGGTTCAACTCGCAGATCCGCGATGTCTTGGGCGTCCCGGCAAAGGTCGAGGATTACAAAATCGCCAAGCCGCAACAGATGCCAGAGGGTCTGACGTGGAATGAGGCAGAAGTCGGCGAGTTTGCCAAGCTAGCGCATTCGCTGAATATCCCGCCAGGAGCAGCTCAAAAACTCGTCGAGTTTGACGCGCAGCGCATGGCGAAGCTGCATCAATCTGGACAGTCAAAGCTTGATGAGTTTGTGCAGTCGCAGGAGGCCGAACTGCGCAAGGACTGGGGCGCCGACTTCGAGGCTAATCTTGGCAAAGCCGCGAAAGCTGCGCAACTGGCAGGCTTCGACATCAACGACAACGAACTCGCCAACAACGCGAAGTTCGTGAAGGCGATGCTGACCGTCTCCAACCTCATCAAGCCTGACGCCCTCGTCGGCAATGACAAGGCCGGGATGGTCATGGATGGCAAAGCGCAGGCCGAGGACATTCGCCGCAACGCCGCGAACCCATGGCATGCCGCTTATTTGGGCAAGGAAGGTCCATCCAGGCAGCAAGAAGCCGCTGCGCTTATGATGCGGCTCCAGGGGGTCAAAGCATGATCGCGCAAACTATGGCTTGGACATTTGTCGGCGCATGCCTCTTGCTCCTAGTCATGTTTGCCATGCACCGGTTTGACCGCTGGGTTGACCGTAAACTTGCCGAAGCTCACAAGCGCAACGGCACTCAACCACGCGTGAGGCGCAGATGAAGATCAGCGCTGACCATTGGCTCGAAGGAGCTTTGCGCCGTCCGATCCCGGGCGGATCTGCCATGCCCGTTCGTCGTTTCCTTGTGATCCATTTCACAAGCGGAGCGACGGCGGAAAGCTCCATTGAGTTTTGGCGCACGCCAGCGGCTAAAGGTGCAAGTGCTCACGTTGTCATTGACCGCGACGGCACCGTTTACCAGTGCCGTCCGTTCAACGTGACATGCGGGCATGCGGGCGTTTCGCGCTGGCAACAGTTCAGCAATCTGAACTCGTGCTCCATCGGCATCGAACTTGCGAACGCTGGCGATGATGAGCGGCTCACAAAACGCTGGTCGCAGTATCCAGCCATCGAAGCGCGACACAAGAACGGCGGCACACTCAAGAAATGGGAAGCCTATCCCGTGGCGCAACTCAATGCCTGCGAAGAAGTCTCCCAGGCGCTCGTTGCCCGCTACAACCTCAACGACATCGTCGGCCATGACGACATTGCGCCGAGTCGGAAGGTCGATCCTGGCCCGGCATTCCCCATGAAATCCCTTCGTGCGGTTTGCGGATTTAAGGCGGGGTAAATTTGCGTTTGACATTCGGCAAAGAGTTCCGCCCCTTTCCCACAGAGTCAAAGCGGCCCCTGCTTCGCAGGGATACCCGCGAGAGCCAAGCAGCGGCCTCGAAAGAGACACCCGCGAGAGGGTAACACCCGGCAAATCCACGACTCGGAAAAGCCATTCTCGCAAAATCTAAATCTCTTTTATCGCTATGCCCGATCAACTGCCAACATACTTCGAAACCGAGTATTCCAAAAACTGGGAAATGCTCGCACAACAGATGGACTCCCGTCTCGGCGCTTCCGTGACGCCGACGACTATCACCGGCAAACGCCGCAAGTTCAACCAACTCGACGAGGGCGAAATGTCCGAAGTCACCGAACGCAAGGGCGACACGCCAGACGGCGATTCGACCGGCCAAAGCTACTGGATCTTCCGGCGCAAGTTCGAGAAGGTCATCGTCTTTGATGAGGACGATGAAATCCAGCTTGGCACCATCGCCCTGCCTGATTCTGACGAAGTGGCCTCGATGGCTGCGGCTTCTAACCGCACCAAAGACCGCGTCATCATCCAGGCGTTTGATGGCACCCGCTATATCGGCGAAAACGGAACGACCTCCGACTCGTTCCTTGCCGCCATGTCCATCGCTGTTGATTATGTCGCCTCCGGCTCGACCGCGAATAGCGGCCTGACGCTGGCGAAGATCAGCCGCGCCAAGAAGCTCTTGGACGAACAGGAAGTCGATGACGGCGACCGTTATTTTGCTCACTCCTCACAGCAGCTTCAGGACATGCTGTTGGTGGACAAAATGACCTCCGAAGACTACGCGAGCGTCAAGGCTCTCGTGGACGGCAAGATCGACCGCTTCCTTGGCTTCAAGTTCGTTCGCACCGAACTGCTGACTCGGAACACATCGACCGACGTGCGGACCTGCTTCGCTTGGCAGAAGTCCGCCATCAAGTTCGCCGAAGGTGGCCGCAACACCCACATGGACATGCTGCCGAGTCGCCGCCACTGCAAACAGATCCGTGGCGTCTATCGCTGCGGCGCTGTTCGCACGGAAAACGAAAAGGTCGTTCGCATCTACGCGGACGAAAGCCCGTAACCCAATCCTGAGCGGGAGTCGAAAGGCTCCCGCTCTCTTCCCTTTTTTCAAACTCTACTCTTACGATTATGGCTAACGTATTTACTGACTTCGCAACTCTCCAAGCCTCGGCTGTTTCTGACATCTCGCAGGCTCCAAACGCTAAACTCTACGGCGGCAACCTGAAAACACTTCAGGTCCGCATGACTGGCTACACCGCCGCAACGGCTGATCCGCTGTTCATCGCCCGCCTTCCCAAAGGTGCGCGTTTGATTCCGCAGCTCTGCTCTGTGGATTACGGTGACCCTGGCGATGCCCTCACCGGCAAAATCGGAACGTTCACTGTCGCCGCAACTCCGGTTGCGATTGATGATGACGTTTTCGGTGCTGGTCTTGCCCTCGGCGCTGCCGCTGGTCGCAAGAACTTCACCGAAGCTGGCACCGTTGGCGCTGGCATTCTGGCACCAGCAAACCTGGATCAAGACGCTTGGATTGTCGCCACTTGGACGACTGCCACCGTGGCGATCTCTCACACGCAGGTCTGGACGATCACTTACGACCTCGCCTAAAAATCTCCTCGTGGTTGGTGGAGTTCTTGCCCTCGTCGTCTTTCATGTGGGCGGCGAGGGCTTCATTTTTGAAATGCCATGACTGAAACTCAAATTGCCAACCTTGCTCTATCGCTGATCTCCGCCAAGGAGATGACCAATCTCGATACTGATGCCACGCAGCAGGCGCGAGTCTGCCGGAAGTGGTTTGATGCAGCGCGAGACGAAGCGCTGGCTTCGCACCCGTGGAATTTCGCTGCGAAGCGGGCGCGTTTGACGCTGACCTGGACGGCGCTGTCTGGTGTGGCACTGGCTGATAACGGAGCTGGGTTGATTCGCGTCACGCACAACACGCATTCATTGCAGACTGGGAACCGCATTCACATTCGCAATGTCCAAGGAGTTCCGTCAGCAAATGGCACTTGGTATATCACGCGCATAGATCAGCACACTTTGGACTTGCAAGGATCTGTTTTTAGCGGCGCTCACACAAGCGGCACGGGCGAATGGATTCTTGCGCCTCTTTTTGGTTGGGACTACCAGCACACGAAGCCGGACGATTGCCTTCGTGTGAACAAGGTCAACGGACTGGAAGGCAACGAGGAAGATTCACAGCGCTACGCAGTCGAAGGCTCGAAGATCCTCTGTGACGCGGACGAGATTCTTCTCTCCTACGTTTTTCAAGAAACCGACACAGCCAACTGGCCGCAGGAGTTCGTCAATGCCTTCGCCCTGGTCCTGGCCTCATACATCGCGCAGGAACTCACTGGCCCGGCAGGCAAAGCCGCAGAGCTTCGAGGGCAGTTTGAGCGCATGATTGGACCGGCTGCGCAGCAAAAGGATTCTCGCCAAGGCAAAGGCCGGGCGCTTCCGCCCTCTTATGATTCGGCCCTGGTTCGCTCACGTCGCGGATTCATCTCCACACAATAGCCATGCCTGACTTCCACCATCTCAACGTCAATTTCAATGGCGGCGAACTCACGCCGCTTATGAATGGCCGCGTGGACTTTGACGGCTATCGCTCCGGCTGCGTCCAAATGGAAAACTTCATGGTTCGCCCTTACGGTGGCGCGTTCAAGGTTCCCGGCACGCAATACCTGGGCGAGGTGAAGGACTCGACGAAAAAGGTTCGCTTGATCCCGCTGAAAGTATCGCGCGATGAAAATTACGTCTTCGAGATCGGAGCGGGATACATCCGCTTTTTCAAGGAGGACGATCCGGCGCGACTTCGCCTTCGCTCTGGCTACTCTATCCCGGCATGGGCGGCTGGAGGCTCTTATGTTCGAGGGAAACTCGTCACCAACGGCGGCACAACGTATGTCTGCATCAAGGATCACTTCTACGCCTCCGGCGCGTTCTCTGGCGTCGCTGCGAACTTCTACGCGCTGACAAGCGTCACGTTCTACAACATCTCGACCGGCGCAGATCAAACGGCTATCCTCATGGAATGGCCGAACAGCTACACCGAAACCGAACTGGCAAGCCTTCAGTGGAAACAGCTTGGACGCTCTGTTGTCATCGTTCATGCAAATCATCCACCGCTTCTCATTGAATCCGTATCGACTGATTCTAGCAATGCATTTATTGATGGAGCG